GAATGGCTCTACAACGGAGGGCCGTACCAACTCATCGTCTTCCATTTCCTCATTGGTATCTCATCTTACTTGGGACGGCAATGGGAACTTAGCTATAGACTAGGTATGAGACCTTGGATATGTGTAGCATATTCAGCTCCAGTTGCTGCAGCCTTTGCAGTATTTCTAGTCTATCCTTTTGGACAAGGTTCGTTCTCTGATGGTATGCCTTTAGGTATATCTGGAACGTTTAACTTTATGTTTGTCTTCCAAGCTGAGCACAACATACTTATGCATCCCTTTCATATGCTCGGAGTAGCAGGTGTGTTTGGTGGTGCGTTGTTTGCTGCAATGCATGGAAGTTTAGTAACCTCCTCGCTAATTCGTGAAACAACTGGGTTAGATTCTCAGAACTATGGATACAAATTCGGCCAAGAAGAAGAGACGTATAACATTGTTGCGGCTCATGGGTACTTTGGGAGACTTATCTTTCAGTATGCCTCTTTTAATAATAGTCGCAGCTTACATTTCTTTCTTGCTGCTTGGCCCGTCACTTGCATATGGCTTACCGCTATGGGAGTTTCAACCATGGCGTTCAATCTTAATGGGTTTAATTTTAATCAATCCGTTACTACTGCAAGCGGAACAGTCATCCCTACATGGGCTGACGTTCTCAACCGTGCCGATTTAGGTATGGAAGTAATGCATGAAAGAAATGCACACAACTTTCCACTAGACTTAGCATCTGCTGCTACACAAGATGTAGCATTAACAGCACCTGCTATAGGTTAACAACTACACACCACGTCCGTTCATCCATTTTTCATGGACGCATGAAACCTAAGCAAGGAACGGGGCTTAGGTACTAAGGAATTACAATGACTGTAAAACTAAAGTATCGTGGTGTCACTTACACAAAAACTATTTAACTTTTAAAAATGAAAACAATTGCACTTGCTCTCGCAGCCACCACTTTAGCGTCTGCACCTGCATCCGCTGGAGTATTTGTCAACACAGAATTGAACCAAGGTTATGTTGGTTCTGAATATGTTGCTAGAGCTATAGATTTCCACGTTGGTTACGAAGGAGGCACAGATAAAGTTGCCTACTATGTACAAGGTGGTCCAACAGTATTAGCAGCTGACGGTGTTAACGGTACTGAGACTGAGATCTCTGGTAAAATCGGAACTAACATTAGTGCTACAGATAAGTTAGCATTCTATGGTGAGTTCGCAGGTATTACAGCTGGCGACTTCGATAATGTTTACAATGTAAAAGCTGGAGCTAAGTTTAGTTTCTAGTGAAACACTTTAATGAACTATGGCTAGTAGTATTTATTGCTCTAGCCTTTTTCATACATATAGAAGTTCTTCATGTGAACTTCCATAGCAGAGAGGCACCTCAGTGTCGGACCTCTCTGTAATTGGCTTTGGCCTAAATGAATATCTACGGAGAAAACATTTAGATACCCTCAGCCGTCTAGACGGTGGGATAGACCACAACTACAATTGAATATTTTCTTGAACGTTCGAGAAGTTAATTATATCAAAACCTTATTCCATATAAATGGCTAATACAACAATCTCCAGTATTGGTACCCTTAATAATACTGGTTCAACTCCGTTAGCGTTAGGTACAGCTTATGATACCAAGTACGCTACCTATCTCAAGCTATTCTCAGGTGAGCTGTTCAAAGCTTATGAGTCAGCTACGATAGCAAAGGGCACTGTACAGTCCCGTCAATTAAAGAACGGTAAGTCTCTACAGTTTATTTTCACAGGTCGTATGACCGCCGATTACCACGAACCCGGCACCCCAATCCTTGGCTCTGGTGATCCTCCAGTAGCAGAGAAGACCATCGTTTGTGATGACTTGCTTATCAGCTCAGCTTTCGTTTACGATTTAGATGAGACACTTGCTCATTACTCACTTAGGTCTGAAATATCTGCTAAGATTGGATACGCTTTAGCAGAGGCATATGATAAGAAAGTCTTCCGTACAATTGCACTAGCTGCAAGGGAAGCTCATCCTATTACTGCAGCTCCCGGTCCAGAACCCGGTGGTTCTGTTATTCAAATTGGTTCAGGTAATCAGTATGATGCACAGAAACTTGTAGATGCATTCTTTGAAGCAGCTGCTATACTTGACGAAAAGAATCTTCCAAAAGCTGGAAGGTCAGCGGTACTAAACCCACGTCAATACTACGCACTAATTTCTCAGGTTGATTCTAACATCCTTAACAGAGACTTTGGTAACAACCAAGGTAACTTAAATTCAGGTGAAGGTCTTGTATCTATTGCAGGTATCGACATCAAGCGTTCTAACAACCTACCTTTCCAAGCTGGTACTATTGCAGCTGTGAATGGTGAGAACAATAACTACGCTGGTGCATTTGCTAACCATGCAGGTCTTATCTATCAGAAAGACGCTGCTGCATGTGTAGAAGCTATCGGTCCTCAGGTTCAAACTACAGGTCAGGATATCAAGACAATGTACCAAGGTGATATAATCGTTGGTCGTCTTGCTATGGGCTGTGGTACATTAAACCCTGCTGCTGCAATCGAAATCCAAACCGCATAGGTGAGGTAATATGCCAAGAGCACATCCGATTACTGGTATTAGAGGTCTTACATCTAAGACTTATTTTAACCAGCCCCCAGTTGAATGGGGAAGAGCAGACGGTGCTGTAGTTACTATAGCTTTAGGCACCGCCACAGGTGATAATGGTACTAGCGGAGCTGGCTCAGCTGTTGATGCTGCAACTACTGCAACTGATGGTGGAGGTTCTGCTTTAAAAGTAGACCTCGCTGTTGGTAGTGATGTAGTTACTGCAATCACAGTTGATGCAGCAGCTGCTAGTGATGGTGATGGTTACCGCATTGGTGACAAGATTACTGTTACTGCAGCTAATGCTAGTACAGCAACAGACGTAGTTGGATACGTCACATCCCTTGAATACGAGAACTAAGAATGACAAATGCAACAGTCTTAGCTCAGGGTAACACAGACGCTACACCGAACGAAGGTAATGGTGTTGCTGGTCCTACAGGTCCAGTACCTAGAACCACAAATGCGGGTGTAGCTGCTGGTAATGCTCTACCTTTAGCAACAGTTACTGGCACACTTGCTGCTGGTAACAAGTACGGTACTAACAGTACAGGTACACTTAAAGGTACAGCTATCAGACACTCTGTAGCTAAAACAAAGAGTGGTGTAACAGCCGCCTCTGAGGTCTACTCAGAAACAATGAACTTCCGTACCAAATACTCAGGTCAGGAAGCAGATAGCCCAGCTATCAATGAAGCAAGCGGTGACGCTAACCGTGCTGCTTAACTATAAGGGGGACTTCGGTTCCCTTTTTTTTATTAATAAAAATTATTATGCCTATACCTACCACTAATGCAACCCAAGAATTACCTGCTGTTAATCAAATACTCGCATCAGTAGGTCAGGCTCCTGTAACTACGTTAGACCAAACCAACCCAGACGTTGCGATTGCATACGATACATTGTTACAGGTATCAAAAGAAGTACAAGCAGAAGGTTGGACTTACAACCAAGAATTTGAATATGAAATAGTAACTAATAATAATAAAGAATATGAGATACCTAACAACATGTTACAAATAGATTTTTCTGAATCTTATAAAGGTAACATAGATCCTGTTAGACGTGACGGTAAAATATATGATAGATATAACCATACTTATACATTAGGAACTACAGCAGGTGATGCATTTAAAGTGGATGTGGTTTGGTTTTTTGATTGGATTGATCTTCCTGCACCTATACAAAACTACATGGTCGCCAAAGCAGCAACCATATCCGCACAACGAATTATTGGCGATCCACAATTAATCCAAACCTTACAACAACGTGAAGCATTGGCTAGAGCTAACGCACTAGAGTACGAATGCAATCAAGGTGATTATACTATCTTTGGGCACCCAGAAGGTAATAGACATTACACAAGTTATAAACCTTATACAGCTTTACAACGCTAATGGCAAGTGTTACACAACGTGTCCCAAACTATTTAGGTGGGGTCTCAAAACAACCAGACGATAAGAAGTTTCCGGGTCAAGTTCGTGAAGCTCTTAATGCTTATCCTGATCCTACCTTTGGTCTACAGAAAAGACCGGGACTTAAATTTCTTACAGTTTTAAAAGATGGTAGTGGCAATGCCTATGATAATACTGACTTAGATAATGCTAAGTGGTTTTACATCCATCGTGATAATGATGAAAAATATATAGGATGTATTGTCGGTGCAGCTGGTTCTCCTTATGGAGAAGTGCATGTATGGAACGCAGCAACTAACGTTAAATCTACAATTACTTATTCAGGTAGTTCTAGAGATTATCTTACAGCTGTAACAAAGAATGATTATCATGTACTAACTGTACAAGATACATCTATTATTACTAACAAACAAAAAGTTGTTACAACTATAGCTGATCCTACATTCAATGTTAATAGACAAGCTACTATAAGATTACTTGGTGTAGATAATAGTTCAGTATATAAAGTATATATAACTGTAGGTAGTACTGTATATGATCCATTGTTTACATCAGATTCATCAGCTACAGCTTCAGAAATATTAACTGGCTTAAAAACTGCAATTGATGCTGAAAGTATATCTAATTTAACTGTAACTAAACTCAACGGTTCTTTAGAACTTAACCACTCGTCAGCTGCATTTACTGTGACAACTGATGCTGGTATAGATGGTAAACAACTTAGCAGCTATCAGGATACAGTTAATAATATAACTGAGCTACCTAACGAATCAGTACACAACAGATTAGTACAAATTATTAATACTGCTAGTGGTGCTGATGATTACTATGCACGGTTTAAAACTGATGCTGGTAGTGGTAATGGTCGTGGTTATTGGGAAGAGACATTAGGATTTGGTATGTCCACAGGACTTACTGCTTCTACAATGCCACATGAATTAGTCAATACTGGTACCAACGCTTTTACATTTAGACAAGTTACGTGGACTTCTAGATTAGTAGGTGATGATACTACAAATGCTCATCCTTCATTTAAAGATGAAAAGATACAACAATCTTTTTTCTACAACAACAGACTAGGTTTCTTATCTGAAGATAATGTATCTTTAAGTCAAGCTGGAGAGTTTTTTAATTTTTATCATGCTACTGCTCAAACAGTTAGCTCAGCTGATCCAGTTGACCTTAACTGTTCTAGTATTAGACCAGCTGTACTACATGGTATTATACCAGTAGCATCAGGTTTGATTTTATTTTCTGAAAACCAGCAGTTTATTATGTATGCTGCTGATGGTAACTTATCACCACAGACTGCTATCATACGTGGACTCTCTAACTATGAGATGGACACTAATATAGACCCTGTGGATGTAGGTACCAATATTAACTTTGTTAGTAAGACGCCAGCTTATACAAGAGTGTTTGGTCTTACACCAAGGGGTGAAGGTCAGATACCAGAAGTAAGTAATTTAGGTAAAGTAGTAGATGAGTATATACCACAAACTGTAGATAGTTTAATTGCTAGTCCACAGAACTCATTTATAGCATTGTATGGCTCAGCATTAGATACTGTATATTTTTATAGAACACACATTGAAGGTCAACAACAAGTATTAAAAGCATGGTACAGCTGGAAATTTCCGGGTAATATATTGAATTTAGTAGTAGATTCTGATGTATTATATACTGTTGTTAAAATTGGTACAGGTTCATCAGCTAAATACAACCTACTTACATCTAACTTAAGTGCTACACTTGAAGATGAAGCTATGGTTACCAGTGATGGTACTAAGATTAACCCTTATATGGACTTCTATTCTAAAGCCACAAACGGTTTAACAGGTGGTTCAGAGAAGAAAGTTGTCTTTGATAGTACTAATAATTACAGTAAATGTTATATACCATACGCTGATATAACTAATGCTACACCCGTTATTGCTATTTCAGGTGATGCTGCAGGTAACTATAGTACTATTGTTCAGTCTGGTTTTACTATGAAAGCTGAACGTGGTTCAGATAGTGATGGTACATTCTTCAAGGCAGATAATATAGATCTATCAGGACAAGCTACAAACGTTATTGTAGGGTATACATTTGACTATGATATAACCTTACCTAAAACATACTTTCAATTAGATAAAGGTATAGCAGATTATAGTGCGGTATTAACTATATCTAGAATGAAGTTTTCAGTAGGTAGATCTAGTACACTAGGTTTTAAACTTACATCCAATGGTTTAAGAAGTCAATCATATGATTTTTCAGCTATAACAGATGGTAGTAGAACAGAATTTAGTTTACCTTTTGATATACAAGATAAAGATGATATCAAAGTCAGCTTAGATGGTACCAACACAACCAACTTTACTATTACAGACGCAGGTGTTATTACAATGGGTTCAGCTCCGGCTGCTACTGTTAAGATGATAGCCTATGAAGATAACTGGTATGACATACAACCAGTACAGGAAGCTAATCAATACTTAGCTGACGACGTACCTATGGTAGATCAGGCAGTATATACACTACCTATACACCAGCGTACAGAGAATTTTTTACTTAGAATCTTTAGTGATTCACCGTTCCCAGTCTCTTTGACTTCAATGATGTGGGAAGGGAACTACAGCCCACGTTATTATAAGAGGAGTTAATGGGATTTTTAGATAGTTTATTTGGTGGTAATGCTAAGAGTTTAAATGAGGAAGCTTTAAAACAAACTTGGCACGCAGCTAATGAGATGTATGCTTTTAACTGGGCTACAACTCAAGATAACTACGCTTACCAACAAGAAACATTAGCAGCTCAACGAATGAATGAAGCTGCTATACGTTCTTTAAGAGAACAAACTGAATTTAATGCATGGCAAAATAGAGAAAACATGCGACTGTATGAGTACAGTAAAGAAGTAGAAGCTTACAATGCTGGTGTTGCTTCCTATGAAGAACAAATAGATTACAACAACATAGCAGAAGAGATAGCTATTAATGATGCTAACCGAGCGTATCAAGATCAATTGATTGCTTTTGGTTATCAAAATAAAGATCTCTTAATGAAATATTATGAAACAGGAGAGCAAACAGATTTAGATATAGAAGGCTTAGAAGAAAAGGTAGGTCAAGCAAAAAACCTAGCTACACTTCAAATAGACCAGACTGGTATTAATCGAGATTGGGATGCAGCTCAAGCAGCTTTAGATAGTGCAGGTCTTAGAGAAGGCTTAGCAGCTACTAAAGCTGACATGGCTTTTAAATCACAACAATCTCGACTGGAAAACATACAAGCTAGAGGTCAACAACAAAACTTAGGTCAATCAGGTAGGTCAGCTCAAAAAGCAATATCAGCATTATTAGCAAGTTATGGTCAAGGCCAAGCTGCTATGGCAGATTCTATTAGTAGAGCTGAATCTAAATATATGTTAGACCGAAGGAGAATAGCTGAAACCTTATCACATAAAGATAAGTTATCTAATCTTAACTATCGTCAAATTAATAATACGTTACTTAATTCTGTACAAGATGCAGAACAAGCTGAACAAGGTATTGGTCTTAAGTTTAAACAACTTAAAGAACGTACTGAGTTTGGACGTGAACAAATACAGCAATCTATTATTAGTGCTGGGGAACAAGATGCAGCAGATAGGAATAGGATTACTATGGATAAATATCAACAAGATCTGCAAGCAGGTCAGTTGATGACTACCAGACCTACCGTTCAACCTGCAGAATCTATACCACTACAAATACCTGAAACTGTATACACTGATCCACAAAGACCAACACCACCACCTAAACCTAAGAAGGGTGTTAATACTGTACCTAAGAAAGGTGCGTTAACTTACATTAATCAAGTGATGAGTGTTGCAGCACCATTTATACCCGGATAAACTATGTCTAATTTATTCCAAAGCTCAGCCAAGGCGAGCAGCGTGGAATCAAACACAATAAAAGTTGAAAATGCGGCTGAAGGTATCCTACGGGAAGGTCAGTCTACACTAAAGAAAATGTCTAAACGGATGAAAGCTGAAGAAGCTTCATCCATTAAACATATAAGTCATTTAGAAAACAAGTTTATAGCGGAACAAAAGGACCGTGAAAGAACTAGGAAATGGGAGATGGAGCTGTCTAAAGGCTTCATAGATGCTGTTAAGTATAACCATAAAGTTAAGATTGATGATGCTACCAATGCTGTTAAGAATGCTAACAAAGGAGCACTAAGTGATTTAGCTCAGCTTGCTCCTTCTTTAGGTAAAGTTTGGAATCAAATTGATGCTAAACGTGAAAAAGACGGCAAGGCATTTGGTCAGATGCTACACTTTAAGTATGGCATTACTTCTCAAGATTACCAAGATCAACAAGGTATTAGAGGTCATCTAAAAGAAAAAGCTGGTGCTAATAACTCTCTCCGTAATAAGATGAGAGAACGTGGTGCTAGTTGGGAAGAGATAGAACAAGCAGGTAAATTAAATGGTTATGAAAGATTAGGTTTATCTGAAGGTACAGCCATTAGAGCTGGACGTGATTTTGGAGCCTATGAAGATCAGAACTATACTACTGTACATGAGTTAGGTAATAATTTAGGTAGGCATTCTTTAGCGTCTGCGATATCTAGTGGTAATGGTGAAGCATTAGCTGCAGTTAACCAAAGGTTACTTAGTGATTATTTTACTCAACCTCATCTTAAAAGTTTAGATCCAAACCTACTTGTAACACATGCAAGGGAAAAGATTTTAACTCATCAAGCTAGATCTACTACAGCTTTACGTGAAAAGAATCGTACTATTATACAACAAAATGAAGATAGAAAATATAGAGAAGGTCTTTGGAATGAACTACAAATAACTGGACCTAAAGGTGTGTTTGATCATATTGAAACAATATCTGGTGGTGATAAAGCTAACAGAGGTTGGGCTGTAGGTATGACTCATCAGCATTTAACACAGATGGCTGGTGAAGGTCGTATTAGTAATGACTTTATAGTTAAACTAGCTCAACATGAATTTATTCCGGGTGTTAAATATGGTGAACGTAACTGGCAAAAAATAGAAGATCTAGTTAAAGCTAAAGATAAATATGATTTTGAACAAGCTACTCTAGCTGAAAGACAAGCAGGTGCTACCAGCTCTGATAATAAAATGAAATCAGTTCAATTAGAAGTTGCATTAACAGATCGTTATGAAGATGTAACTAACCAAGAATTGATGGGATTATATAAACAAGCTGTTAGTGTTAACAACAAACCTATGGCAGATATGTTACAACGGTTGATGAAGGTGTCTTCAGAGTCTGTCAATGATACTGTCAATGAACCTCATCTTAACAAACTTCTTGCAAATAATATGCTAACTAAAAAAGCTGTTATTAATGCTAGGTTAACTCCAGAAACAGAAATCAAATGGTTAAAACTAGCTAAAGAAAATGATAGGTTTGCACCTGATGAAGAGATGGATGCTTTGTTTGAAACTACTGGTAAACGTGCTATAGAACAAATACTACAATCTTATGGTGTGGAATCTAAATACATTTTGTCTTCTAAATTAGCTGCAACTACTGCACATAATGATATGAGACAATACTATAAAATGGGTTTAATTAAATACCAAGGTAATAAAGAAGAAGCTAAGAAGTTAGCTCTTCAAATGTTCCAAGCTGATTTACAAGCTAATGACAAATACCACATTACTGAACGTACTACAATCAACGGTAATGTAATACAAAACCCTCACTTTACTAAACATCATTTACCTGCTGAACGTATATCATACCCAGCTAGTGAATTTACTACAGAAATGGTTCGTGACGATCCTGATATGTGGCAAACAAAACCAATGATGCAAGGTGCTACAGCTACTAAATGGATTAAAGAAGCTAATACTGGTAGAGTTAAAGGTTTCCCAGAGGATGCTTTACATCTTTGTGAAAAGTATGATTGGGATGTACTAGAATTTCTAGAAGCTCAGGCTAAATTACATGATCCAGATTTAGAATTAGATAAGAAATGGCACGCTATTTCAAAAGAAGCTAACAGTAGAGTTAGACCTGAATATTTAAAATTCCTTAAAGAAGGTCCAACTGGTGTTACCTTAGGGTTTCGATTAAGCCAAGTTAATTCTTTAAGAGATCCAAGTGTACTTAGTACGCAAGCTAAAGAACTAATGGGGGTAGGTTAATGAGTGAATATCCAGTAACAGGTGGCGACAATTACACTAATGATACAGCTCAAGATGAGTTTGAAAGAGAACAAAATCGTAAGTATCAACAATGGAAATCTCAACAAGAAACCATTGAGTCACAAGCTAAACCTGAAACAACAGGTGAAACAGCACCTACACCAGATGCTCAACCAGAAACAGAAGATAAAGGTCTTATATATAACGTAGGTCATACAGCTGCAGCCGTGCCATTAGGTACAGCTGATTTTGTTAGTGATGCAGTTGGTATTGTACCTTGGTTAAAACCAGTAGATGAATGGTGGGATGAGAACTCACCTAGATCTAACCACCCTGTACATAAAATAATTAGAGATGCATCTTCAGTTATTGTACCAACAATGGTTGGTGGTGGTGTGGTTACAGGTAGTCTTAAAGCTGCTACAGCTGCTAGAAGTATCCCTCAAGCCACACGTGTACTTGGTACTATTGCAGCTCATGCTGGAGTAGATACAGCAGTCACATCTATATCATCTCATTCTAAAGAACAGGATAATATAGCACGTACACTTAACGATTGGTTAGGTTGGGATATACCATGGGCTACAAGAGATACAGATAGCCCAGATGTTATTCGTAAAAAGAATATATATGAATCAGCTGGTCTTAGTGTTGGTGTGGATTTAATTGGGGCAGCGTTTTCGTTAGGTAAAATAATGAAACCAATTCCCGGTAATGAAGCAGCAGAACAAGCACTAGCTAGACATGCAACAGGTTTTGAAGGTCAAGATCCTATAACACAAAATGTATTAGGTAGAAAGTCTAGTAGAACAAACGCTCAACGAGCAGAAACTGCCAGACGATTAATGAAAGATCCTGAGGGTAAAACCTATGATCCATTTATTAATGATGCACCTGCAGAAACTTGGAAAGCTGTAGATGACGTTGATGTTAATCCACAATTAGCTAAAATAGATAACTATCGTATTCAAAATAACATTGGTACTACTTATGGTAGATCCAGACCTGTAGTAAACTCAGGTTTTATGGAGAATCTTAAATATGCTGATGTAGGGAATAGAGCTAGGAAACTATTACAACCATTATTTGATTCTGAAATTTCAACTAAACTTGGAGCTAAGATTAAAAATAGCGTAGTACCTCCTCAAGAAATTAATAAAGGAATTACTAAACTATACGATCAGGTATATAACCCTGAAATTAATTTACAAGAAATGGAAGGCATTATAGACACTATGAAGAAAGGTGTCTATCAACAACAAAAATTCCTTAACCCAGATGAATATCAGGTTATGACAGAAGCTTTTACGAAAGCTTTTACTGATCTCTATAACCCTAAAGTTATGCGTGCTTCAGCTATGGTCACAAATCAAGCTGCTGGTACTGTAGCTGATGCATCTGCAGCTGTAGGAATGATTGGTGATATTGCTAATACTACTAGACAACAAGAGATTATACTTGATAAACTACAGTTAATTAATAACGAAGTTAGAATCAATAGATTCATTGCTAACAAAGCGGATGAATTTAAAACTCTTGTAAGATCTAAAGATCCAGTTGTTGTAAACCAATGGTTACTTACACAGTCAGATGAGTTTGCTGAAGGCATTGGTCAGGCTGTTGTTAAAAGTGATAAAGACTTTGGAGTACTAAAAAAGATTGCTAAGGATAAACCAGAATTTTTAAAACCTATGGCTAAAGCTTTAGAAGCTACAGACGGTAAGGTTGATGAGATTTGGAAACTACATCGTTGGCATGAACACAACATAGGTTTTGTTAAGAAAGCATTTATAGATGGTGAACCAGAATTACCTAGTCTTGTTGTACAAGGTATGAATGGTGTGCGTTATAATAATATATTATCTGGATTAGCACCAGTACGTGCTATTACAGGTAACAGTATGTTAGCTGCATTTAAACCAGCATCAGTACTTGTAGGTGCTAAACTTACAGGCGATGTAAAAGCATTTAAACATGCTCAATGGACTTATGGTGGTATATCTGAAAACTTTAAACGTGCATTTAAGATGATGGGAGATGAGTGGCGTTTAGCTAACTCGAAACCTGAGGCTGCAATGATGCGTGGTAGGGCTGATTTAAGACAAGCTAAAATGGATAGCTATGAAGCTGTTGAAGCTATGTCTGAAGTCTGGAAGAGAGAAGGTAATAATGGTAAACTTGCTATGTGGAATATAGCTAAAGGTATGAGCTGGTATAACAATAATAAGTTTGTTAGGTTTGGTATTAATTCTATGTACGCTATTGATGGATTTACGAATTCACTAATGGCTAGCGGATCAGCTAGATCTAAAGCTTATGTTCAAATGATGAATGAAACCAAAGGTGGTTTTAGTAAAGCAGCTTTTGATAAACTACAACGTAAATTATATGATGAAGCGTTTGATGCTACAGGTCTACTTAAAGATAAAGCAGCTAAACATGCTTCACGAGAAATAGCACTTAACGTAGATAGTGAGTTAGCTCAAAACTTTAACAAATTCCTTGATAAAGTACCTGCTGCTAAACCATTATTCTTATTCCCACGTACAGGTATTAACGCATTAAATGTTGCTTGGTCATTTACACCGGGAAGTAGCATAGTTCCTGTTATGACTAAAGCTAGAAAGGTTTTGTCTGCCCAGAACATAGGGGAGATGACTGAAGCTTTAGCTGAACATGGTTTAGAATATAGTGATGAAGCATTTGCTGCACTTAAATCTGAATACATTGGTCGTCAATTAATGGGTGGTACTGTAGTTACAGGTGCTGGTATATGGGCATTAGAAGGTAACCTTACAGGTAATGGTCCTCATAGTCATGGTGAACGTAAAAGGATGCAAGATATGGGTGTTAAATTTAACTCTATTAAAAATCCAATTACAGGAGAATGGCATAGCTATAAAGGTTTTGAACCATTTGATACTTTACTTGGTTTAGTTGGTGATTTGGTATACAACTCTACTCGTGTAGATCAAGCTATTACTGAACAAATGTATCAGAAATTAGCATTTTCTATTAGCATGAACGTTGCTAACAAAACATTCCTTAGTGGATTTGAACCATTAGTATCGTTATTCTCTGGAGATGAAGGCGCGTTTAAACGGTTTGTAGTTAATCAAGGTGATTCTATGGTTCCGTTTGCTACATCTGGTATTAGAAGTATATTAAATAATGCTGTAACACCACAGTTAAAAGATGTAGAAAATGATTGGGGTGCTTTGATACAAAACAAATGGAAGTTTATGTCTCGAAGTGGTACAGCAGATGACGCATTACAAGATCAATTAGATATATACACTGGCCAACCTATAAGATTCCACGAACCGTTAACAGCAGCTTTCAATGCTTTTATGCCGTTTGGTAAATCTAATGGTGATATGGAACCTTGGAGGCAATGGTTGATTAGTACTGGATGGGATTCACAACGTAGTTTGGAAATCAATCCTATTACTGGTGAACCTATTTCAACGCAAGATAGATATAAAGTAAATAATTGGATAGCTCAAAACATGGATCTAGCTGGTCAGATTGAAAGAATGATGAATGCTCCTGATAATTTTTGGGATAAAAAATTAAAAGAGTATGGTAAAGCTAGAGGACTTAAAAAACAAAGAGACTTCCCTATAAAAGAATTGGTGGTACATCAAGAGTTAAACCGCATACATCAACAAGCTATGAAGTATGCCTGTTCATGGCTAGAAAGGCATCACGAACAACACTCTGCTATAGGTGAATCTAAAGCTAGAATTAAAAATGCACTCAGACAAGGTAATATTCCTGAAGCTTTACAAGGCTATGACAACAGGAATGAGTTAAAAGAAATCCTTAACTTAAATAAATGACCGTAACAATTGAAAATTTATACACGGGTAACGGTTCCACCACCGATTACTCGTTCACATTCCCATATTTAGA